CAATACCTTTTTTGCAATCGCACCAGCATCTTTTTTACCCACATAATCTGATTTTGATTTTTCGGGTTTCTTATTTGATCCACCACCTAATACTTTCACCTTTCTCTTGATTGTTGCGATCATAGTCTCACTAAGAACTTCACCGTTCTCTGGTTCAAAAGAACAGTTCCATTTACGAAGTGACTTGTTGATCCTTGAATTTGGATCTCTTGCAGTCTTAGCTGAGGTAAGTTTCTTTTTCATACCTTTCATTCTCTTACAGAATGACTTTCTTCTCTTCGCTGCCTTAGATCCTTTCTTTAACTTAGATGGTTTTGTTGTAACCGCAGTCTTAAGTTTTGAGCCTGGGTTTGCAGCACGATATGATGCAACACCTTTTGCATTGAGTCCACCTGACTCACTCTTCCCTGCCTTTCTCTGCCATGCTGGTGTTCCTTCTACCAAACTCATGTCAGGTTCATAATCATTTTTCTGGTAACTACTCTTCTTCTTTTTATCAACTAACATTTTTTCTTGTCTTTCTCTCTTAGAGATAGCAATAGCTGCTTGTTGTGCTGCGTTTACTGCTTCTGATGTTGTGGTAGTATGTTGTTCATCAGGTGTATTCTTTTTGAGGTTCTTTTCTTTTTCTTTCTTAGAAATTTTTGGGCCACCCACTGGATCACCGTACTCATCTCTCTTAGTTTTCTTAACGCCTCTTCTTGCTTTATGATCTTCTTGTCTAGCTTTCATTGCATTTAAGCCAGGAGCTCCCTCCTGTCCTTTGCTCTTCATATATTTTTTAGTTCTCTCTACATTCTTTTCACCCTGTCCTCTATAATAATCTTCTGCAACTTCAAATTCTTCTTTACGAGTCTTCTTTTTCTTAACACAGTTTGGATATCTCTTACCAAACATAGTCTTCATACCCTTCTTCTCATATCCATCCCAACAATCCTCTGTGATCTCAGGCATAAAATCTTCTATGACCTGTGCTCCTTTAGGATTATTATTTTGAGCCGACATTCTCTTAGCTTCTTTTTGTTTCTGTGCCAATCTCCTCTTCTGTTCTCTCTGAATTCTATTCAACATGAACTTGTTAGATGGAGAACCATCCTTACTCATGTCAGTAAACTTTTTCTGTAGTGCATCTAAGTTCTCATCAGATTGTCTCTGCATCTTAGAGTCTGACATTTCTAAGATCATTGATAGAAAATCTTCTTTCACTGCCTTTTTCTTATCTGTACTAACATATGTAGGTTTTGCTGCACCTGACTTGGACTGTTGATTAGGGTCTGCTGCCTTCTTTCTTCTTGCTGCAGACTGTCTTTCTGCCTTTGTCATACTTGCTCTCTTAGATGATGATACACACTTAGGAGTACCCTCACCTGGCTCATCACTTGCACAAGTTCCGCCTGTAACTACGTTGACCCATCCACCTTTACCATCTTTAGACTTAGATCCTTTGAACCACTTATGAAGTGATCCCTCTACCATACTCATGTCTGGTTCAAAAGAATTGAATTGACCCTCTGGTTTGTTCATTCTTTTTATAGTTTCTCTGGGGATACGTTTCTGTGTTTTAAATTTATTTGTCTGTAAATTTTGTTGGACAGTTTTTTCCGATGCTGCCATCGTTTCATCATGATTACTTTCCTTAACGGCACCAGCCTTAAATCTATTCCTTTCGGATACAGATTTAATTGCCATCTTTAATTTATTCTTTATCGAATATGGATTCTCTTTTTTAATTCTAGCAGGATTAGCTGGACTTATTTCATTTATGACTTCCTCTTTTTGATATTTTGAACTCTTAACCCCTGCTAGTTTATCATTAGTTTTTCTCATTTTACCACCAACATTAGTGATCTTATCAACCTGTCTACCTAACTTCCCACCAATTTTAGATCCCACATATCCGCCAGCAAGTTCACCAGCAACCATTGCAGGTCCATCAGGTAAAGCAAATCCAACAGCTCCACCAGCAAGGCCACCCAATGCAGCCCCTGCTTTTTCAAACTTACCAGCTCCTACTTGTTTCTTTGGATTTCCCTTCTTCGCACTTGCAACTGCTTCTTTACCCTTCTTAACAGCAGCTTTACCAGCTTCTTTCTCTGCCTGCTGCGCTATTCTACCACCTTTCTTTCCACCCACTCTTACACCAGCATCCACTATTGCACTGTACTTTCCTCTCTCGTTAATATATTCTACCTCTTCATTCTTAGGACGGCAATCATTAACGAGTTTACCTCCTTTCATTTTCATACCCACCTTCTTGTGAGTCTTCCAACATTCTTCTACGGATTTCATAGGTGTTCTGGGGATAACTACAGGTTCCATCATCTTTTTCTTAGCCCAATCATCTGGAACCATAAGATGTTTGGTCTTAAATGCCATGTGTAGAACAGTGGTGTCAATACCATTGTCCTTAGCAATCTTTTTCATCAACTCATCTACCTCATCATAGGTAGGGTAGTCCAATTTAACTAGACCATCTTCTAGTTCCTTAACGTAATCTTCGTTGAATGATTCTTTAGTCACTTTTTTCTCAGGTAAACCTTTGTGTTTTGTTTTAGCGAATTTCTTTACGCTGGAACGCTTGGTGGTGGCAGCAACTTCGGCAACCTCAGGCGAGGGATTTTCCATTTCCCCTTTCTGAGCCGCTCTAACCATCCCGAAGAATCTTTGTTGTTTTTTTGAGACTGCTGGCATGTCATGTACCTAACCCTTTTCCAGATTTCATGTTCTCTTTACTACCATATCTCGCTTTTGTTTCTACATATCCTTTGGTGTCACTACCGTAACCCATCTCTTTTGCATCTTTCTTGAGTTGTTGGTTTGCCTTATGTTGTTTGAGATACTTACCTTCACCGTCAGTCTTCTGACCTTTAACTTTCTTCTGTTGATTACTACCACTTCTCATGATAGCACCCTTGCCATACTTGTCTGTGATAGACTTCTTCACTGCATCTAGAACGGTATCCCTAGATGTTGATGGTGGTTTCTTAGTTCCACCTTTGTCGTAACCCACCTCTTTCTTGAGACGAGTAGCCTCTTGGAACTCTTGAAAGTTTTTCATTAGTCGTTGTCTGCTCTATCGTGGAAGTTACCAGTCTTATCGAATAAAACTCCTGATAGTTTCTTTCTTCTATTATACATTTTTTGTGCAGTTTTTGTGTCACCCTTGTCTTCTGCTTTCCACTGCTTACTTTTTACTTGATTAAGTTTACCTATTGTTTTACCCATAGGTGATTCATTTTTTTTTCTACCTTTTGGATTATTTACAGTCACTCTTTTAGTTTTCATGACCTGTTTTTCTTGGCTGATGGGATATCCTTCTTTAGTTTTTTTACCAGTATCTGTTGTTTGTTTACCACTGTGAAAATCTATTTTACCCTTTGTTCCTTTTTCTAGAATTTCATTAAGTTGAAGATCAGATCTCCAATCAGAAAAATCTTCTTTCTTTGAACTGTTACCCCAATTCTTTGCACCTTTCTTACGGCACTTGACTAATGCTCCAGAAGCATATGCAGAAGGCCAAACACTGTAACGTGACTTTACCTTATGGTAACAAGCGTCTTTAGTACCACTGCCTTTTCCTTTCTTATCTGCTTCAAAGAGTGCATCTATAATTGATTCTTGTGATGAGAAAAGATCATTCTCAGTAATAAATGTTTCAACTAGATCTTCTTTTGTCCATCTAGAAACATCATACCCTTCTTCTACCAATCCAGTTTTCCAATTTTCAAATCTCTCTATATAATCTTCTCTTTCAATGAGTTTAAATGCTTCCCACTCAGCTCTGAACGTACCTTCATTCTTTTGTCTCATCTGATCTTCTTTCTTTTTCTTTCTACGATCCATAAGAGCTTTTGCTCCAAGCACAGCAGCACCAGCACCCAACGCAATTTTAGCACCAGTTTTAACTTGGCCAGGTAATTTATCAGCCATCTTATTAAGTTTATCTACTTTCTGTATTGCACTTGAGATAACTTTTTTACCTTTTTTTACTACCTTACTAGTGGTTTTAATTGGTGCGTTTATGTTCTTCGCAGTATTATTCATCTTTTTCAAAAGACCACCTTCTAATTTGCCAGGTTTATTTTTTCCTGATCTTACATTTGGATTATTAGATGATTCTGGAGGAGGAACAAACTTATTCCAAGCATTTTGAATGGGATTACCAGTGTCTTTAAGTGCTTTTTTAGGTGTAAATGCTTTATCTCTGTTCTTTTTTAACTGCTCTGTTGAAGATCCTCTTCTTTCACTCACTAACTCCCCTTGTGGTTCGTATGAGTTATACTGAGGTTTAGGATTTAATCTATTAGATTGGAAAGCTGGATTATTCTTTTCTGCATCTGACTGATTATCGTATTCCTTTTGCAACTTCTTCGCTTTGTTATCAAGGTATTTTTTCGCAGCACCTTTAGTTTTACCATCCCCTTTATAGAGACCATATTTTGTTCCTTCTTTATAAATTGAAGAGTATGCTTCAGATAAATTCTTGTCCATTTTCAACGGATACAGTATAGCTATCATAACGTATTTATTATATCAATAAATAGAAGACAGGGACTCTATAATTTTTAGCTAAATGGCTCGTCAGGGAATATTTACTGGATTCACACCGAACGATGGACTGGGAGATTCCCTAGCCTTAGGTGCAAGTAAGGTTAATGCAAACTTTACAGAGATATATCAAACCTTTGGTGACGGAGATAATCTTAGTGCCAATGCAGGGAGTGCTGGTACTTGGACAAAGGCAGGGAACTCAGGAATATACACAAGTAAGAACGTAGGTATAGGCACAACTGATCCTAGTGCAGCTTTATTTGTATCAGGTAACGTTCAATTAACAGGTATTACAACTGGAACATTCGTTGGAGATGGTTCTGGTCTAACTGGTGTGACTGCAACAGGTTCTGGTGTTGTCATTAAGGATAGTGGTGTTCTAGTTGGTGTTGCACAGAGTCTTAACTTCGATAACAACTTAGATGTTACACAAGTATTTGGTGGTAATGTCACAGTTTCTGCTGCTGACACGGTAGGATTTGCATTTACATCTGGATTCTCCACCACATCTGCGTATGCAGACTCTTCTGGAATCGCTACTAGATCAGCAACAACTGGATTCGCTGACACGGCAACCTTGGCAATCAGTGCAAATTTTGCCACAGTCGCTGGTATTGTAACATACGCATCAGCATCTGGAGTTGCAACCAACTCAGGAGTAGCTGAGTATGCGAAGGTAGCTGGTATCGCATCATACGTTGCCAATGCAGGGTTCTCAACCATGGCAGGGTATGCACACACAGCTGGTATAGCCTCAGTCGCACAGAATTTAACAGGAACTCCATCAATAGTTGTTGATAATATTAATGGTACTGGAATTGTAACCTTCCCAGGCCAAGGTAGTAAGATGCGTTTCGACTTTGACGCAACAGGTGATCTACCTTCTGCTACAAGTTGGAGAGGTATGTTTGCATGGGCAAACAATACTAAGACTGCATATGTTTCTGGCGGAACCACAATGGGTGGTTACAATGGTTGGAGACAAATACTTCACCAAGACATGTATGGCAACTACTTTACTGTAGGTGTTGTAACTGCATCTAAGTTTGCTGGTGATGGTTCTGAACTTACTAACCTACCATCAACAGATAGTATATGGAGATCAAATACAACTGGTATTCATACTTTAACTAACATTGGTATTGGTACTACTAACACAGAGGGATATAAACTTAACGTATTAGGTAACTTTAAGTTACAAGGCAGACTGGACGGAACTGCAACAGGTAACATTTTACCTCACCTATGGACTAATTACAATGATCTACCAGCTGCTGGAATCAATCATGGTGCGTTTGCTCATGTTCATGAATTTAACAAGGCGTATTTTGCTCACAATATAGGAACCACAATCAATGTTACAGTCAGTACCGACACTGTGGGAGGTCAAGCAACAGGTGTATTCTACTTTAACGGTGTAGAAAGACCTGGCAATTTCCCTATTGCAAGAGGTGGTACTTACATCTTAAATCAAGATGATGCAAGTAACGTAAACTATAACAATCAAGAACATCCATTGATGTTCAGTACAACTTCAGATGGAGAGTTGGCTGGTGGTGATCATTATATGATGGGTGTTACATATAAGTTAGATAATGTTGTCGTCAACATGGCAGGGTATGTCAGTGGATTTAGTTCTGCTACTACTCGTAGAATAGAATGGACTCCAGTGGCGGCTGCACCTAACACACTATACTACTGGTGTCATTACCATACAGGGCAAGGAAACTCCCTGTCAATGAATAATAATGGTTGGCATGAACTTGTCAACAAAGATCTTGATGGCACTGTAGGAACAGGAACTGAGAACTATAGAATTGGTGTTGTGACTGCAACATCATTCTTTGGAAATGGTTCTGGTATAACTGGAATTGGAGTCACATATACAGCAGTAGCTGGAATCGCCACTCTAGCAAGAGGATTGACTGGAACTCCTAACCTCAATGTTGGTGTAGTAACTGCATCTAGTTTTGTTGGTGATGGTTCTGGACTAACTGGTGTTACCGCCTCTGGTACTGGTATCATAATCAGAGACGATGGCACACTCGTAGGAACCATTGGTACTATTAACTTTGGTACAAATCTTTCAGTATCAGCTGCATCTGCTGGTGTTGTAACAGTCACCGCATCAGGTGGTGGTGGAGGAGGCGGTGGTATCGCTGGTATGGTATATCAAGAAGAAGGATCTACCGTTGGTACTGCACAGACAGTTAACTTTATTGGTGCCGCATGTACAGTAACATATGGTGGTGGAGTTGCAACTGTTAACTTGGCAGGAGCAGTTCCTTTCACAGGCCCTGCAGCAAATATAACTGCACTTGATATCACACAGTATGAGACTGCATATGGTTGGGGCAACCATGCAAGTGCTGGATATCTAACAAATATTAATAGTCAAAACTTAGGTGATCTATCTAATGTTTCTAGTGCAGGCCCAAGTGTTAACAATGTACTAACATGGAATGGATCATCATGGGTTCCATCCGCACCTACAGGTGGTGGCGGAAGTGGTGTTATCATCAAAGAAGAGGGAACTAATGTTGCATCGGGTGTAACATCAATCAACTTTGTTGGATCTGGTGTGACTGCAACGGCATCTGGAACTGACGCAACTATCACAATCACTGCAACAGGTGGTGGTGGAGGAGTTTCGACTACTGGTTTCGGAACATACACTGCATCTGCTGGTGTTGAACAACAAATAGATTCATTCCCAGTCGCTAGTTACTCTGGTGCTGAATACACATTCATGATTGGTCTAGGAACATACAGACAATCACAGAAAGTTCTTGTAATGCACGATGGAACTACAGCATTCTCTCAAGAATACGGTATCATGTTCTCTCCAGAACAACAGGTGTCTATCGCTGCAACAATAAGTAGTACCAATGTGTTAGTCAAGTTTACACCTGAAGCTGGAATATCTGGATTAACAACATACAGATTCGTTAAGACCTTAATTCAAGGATTATGATTCATACTAGCACTAATACTCTTGATAGGACAGGGTTGGCTGTCAAACCGACTGGAGCTGATGATAAGAAAGCATACTCCATCAAGTGTTATACCAAAGATGATTGGATATTCATTCACGAAGAACTAGAGAAAGATGGTTCACTGGAAGATAATATCCCAGACCCATCTATAGTATGCCCTGACAAGAAAGAACATAGTGATACCAGAGCAACTTACATGTTGACTGATGCAGAAGCAGAAGATCTAAGAAAACATGAGAAGGTGCAGTGGGTGTGTATTGACTATGATGTTTACCCAGGCAACTATTCTCCAGATCCAAAAGATATTGTCGCTGGTGTAAGGAGGTTTGGTAGATTTGATAAGACAGTATCTAACTACAGAGCATGGAATACTGCCCCATCTACACCACCTACATCTCAGGCTGGTATAGGTGCATCAGATAAGAACAGAACTGGATACCAAATACTAAGACATACACAAAAAGAAAACCCTTGGGATGCAACATCCACTGGGATTACTGGGTCTGACCATATAATAATAGAGACTGAACCAAAACAATTAGGCGATGGAACTGGTGTAGATGCAATCGTATCTGACGATGGTTTTTGGATTGCACACCCTGAGTTTGTACACACTGATGATGATCCTGTAGGATGGTCAACAGGAAACGCATTGACATGGAGTGGTATATCTACAACACCAGGCACATGTGGTGTTCTAGATGTCCTTCTTGATGGGCCATACTATATTGATCCAGACTGGTTCAATGCAGATCCAGGCAATAGATTAACTCAACGTTGGGATGGCACAACAGTCCCAGTAGAATCTGTCGCAAGAGCATGGTGGTCTGATTCAAGTCAGAGATCAGTGGGATTCTCTACTATAGGAACTACCAGTGGTTTCAGTGCTTCATATACAAGAGCTAATTGCAATGGCACTAATACTGCAAAACCACAAAATAATTCTGATCACGGAACTCAGTGTGCTGGTCAAGTATTTGGTAAAAACTATGGTTCAGCATACAATGCCAACAAATGGGTATTGAATGGTATCGGTGGTTCTAATGCTGGAATCAATGGTTCTCAATTTGATATACAGAAACTCTTCCACTTATATAAACCAAACTATGATAGACATTCTGCTATCACTGGCAAACAAAATGATACAAAAAATCCCACAACATCAGCTAATAGTTGGGGATATAGATCAAGCAGTATTCATACTACTGGATATTATTGGTATAGACCAGCAGCAATAAACGGAACGGTAACTGGTGTGTCATATGGTGGTACTCTTGGTGAACCAGCTTTCTTTGATCTACTAGGTGCATATGGTGATGGTAGCAGATGTAAAGGTGAGATGATAGACAGTTCTGTCACCGCAGCTGGTGATGAGTTAGCTGAGGCGGGAGTCATATTCATTGCTGCAGCTGGTAATAGTAATCAGACTCAAACAAGTCCTGGCGATCTTGATTTTGATAACTATTGGTCTACATCTTCTCAAGGTGATAGTGTCTCCTTACAATCTGCAACTCATTTTGAATTTGGTTTACAATGTTATAATACTATCAATAGAAGAGGATGGCCTCAGGCACTCGGTAAGACTACATCTGGTTTATCTACTGCTGGAACTGAGTATGCTTGCATCAATATTGGTGCATTAGATGACCAGTATATAAGCGGTGGACTGGGTGGTAATCAAACAGACTATAAAGAAAAGAAAGTCAGTTATAGTGACATGGGAACAGGTATTGACTGTTTTGGTGCTGCTGACGATACACTCACAGCTGATGGTAGAGATTCAGACTTAACATATGTTCACCCAGAAACATATAGTGGATTATCTTTGACTCCATATGATGTTGACTTTGGTGGAACTAGTTCTGCATGTCCTACATGTGCTGGATGGATTACTACCAAGTTACAATATAATAGAGACTGGACTTGGAGGGATGTGAAAAACTGGTTGAAAAATAACTGTGGGACTCAAGATCCTGACAGATTTTATTATGGTGATAACATTACATCTTTTACTGCAACAACACAGGCATGGGAAGATATGTATTCCGTCCAAATGTATGGTCAAGGTCCTGTTGTAATATGGGATGCTCCCACTGGTTCACCTTCTGAACCTAAAAAACCTGAGATCAGAATCACAAACTCACCTAACCTAAAGTTTAGTGGTGGAGTTGAGATAAAGTTCTCCTAATAAATACTAAAAAAGACTAGCGCAATGGCAGAAAAATCGTTCGGTGTAAAGGATCTTAATATAGTTGGAGCAAGTGGCGACCCAACTATAGAGAGTAACGGCGACCTAAATTTAAAAGCTGGTCAAGTTGCAATTCAGACCAATACCGCAGTCACAGGAGTAGTTACTGCAACGAAGTTTAGTGGTGATGGATCTTTACTAACAGGAATCACTGCTTCTGGAAGTGGTATTATCGTTAAAGATGGTGGTGGTTTAGTAGGAACTGCTGGAACAATAGATTTCGGAACTAACTTAACTGTAACTGCACTATCAGGTGGATCTGTAACTGTAAACGCAGCTGCAAGTGATAGTGGAATTCAAGTTCAAGATGAAGGCACTGGATTAGGAACTGCAACTACACTCAACTTCGTTGGTGATGGGGTGGTTGCATCTGGTGGTGCAGCAACTAAAACAATTACTATCGCTGGTGCAAGTACACCACAAAACCTAACATTAGCAACTCTAGATGTTTCTGGAATTACAACCTCTGGTAGTTTTGTTACTGATCTTATTCCTGGCAATGGAACTGGTAGAGGATTCTGTACCAGATATTATATTACTGCAAACGGTTCTTCTTCATATAGTTTTGCAGGGCCTGGTCAAAGAAACACTGTGGGGAATCCTACTCTTTATTTAATGAGAGGTTTCTCATATATGTTTGAGAACTCAACAGGTGGTTCACACCCATTCCGTATTCAATTTACAAACACAAGTACAGGCGTAGGAACATATGTTAGTGGATCTCAGACAGGAGTACAGATATTCACAATACCACATGATGCACCAGCAAGTTACGAGTATCAATGTACTGTGCCATCACATGCCAGTATGAAAGGAACCTTTATTATCCCTAGTTAATATTATGCCATTATCATTTGGAATTGGAAAATCAAGAGGGTCTGTCTTTGACCCTGCTATATTTTACTGCGATATATTACAATTTTATTGGAACTGGACTGACGGAAAAGACTTTGACCTCAGAGCAGAATTTATTAGACCAACACAATTAGCTGGACAAGTAGTAGGAACTGATAAGTTACCACAGATAACTGATGGTGGTGGTTCTGTAACCTATATGAAGTGGGGAGGTGACAACCAAACAGATACAGTAGGATATGAAGGAATATACATTGATGTAAATGCAATCAAATCAGTGCCTGGTGGTATAGCAGAGAATATTATTGAACTGGACTTACGAGGAAGTTGGTATGCAGAAGTCGGACAGAATCCAGTAGTTATAAACGCTAGTGGATATCAAGGTGGAACCATGACACTAGAAAGAGATACTATTGGTGCTTCTGGATATGGATTCATCAATACTGGATACGCACAATCGTTCACAGACTACAAACAAAGTGCTGGAACTGTGGTAACATCAACAGACAGAGAATTTACAGGTCAAAGACTATCTCGTGCAATCATAGATTTAAACACATTTCAGATAACTTTTGTTGCAAATTAAATAAGTATAAATACGGCTAGAAAAATAGTGGGAAATCACATGAAAAGATTCTTACCTATAATTATGCTTTTGATGGCGGCTCCCATGTCAGCTAGAGCCGACTTGATTCACAGATTGACTACGAGTACACAACTCAGCGTGGATGGGGCAGCGACTCAGGCTTCAAGAATTGGTTCAACCTACAGTGTAAGTGGTAACAATATCACCGCTGGTACTATGGGTGGACTCACCAAAGCAACTGGTGACAACGCAGCAACCGCCGCTGCAACACAAACTCAAGGTTCATACTCAGTTACCACTGCTGGCAGTGCCTTCAGCCTTACTGAGTCATTCACTATGGGCGACGCTGTTGCACCAATCGGAACTGGTGTTGACGTAGGATCAGGTATTGTTGCTGACATGCCTGCATTTGGTAACGTAACTACTCAAAGTGGTGGCGTGGCAGGAAGTCTTGCTGGTACAATTACTTCAGCGGGCGTTATGACACTAACAGCTGGCGGCGCAGGCACTACAGCTACTGGTCAATTTGTGTCTGAAATCTCCGTAGAATAGCAGACTAAATAAAAATGAGGAAAGTAGTCGCTACGGTAGCATTGTTTTCGCTGGCAACTCCAGTGATGGCAGTGCCCGTGGTGCCAAACTTCCAACAGGGCTCCATGACTTCCCGAACGGAAACTCAGTCCACCGTGACGGAGACCATAAATTCAATTGATATGAGGACAGGATGGGAATACTCAGTGACGGGCACAAACGTTTCCAACAATGGAGAGGCTTTGAACCCACCAGTGAATACATCAACAGTAAACGTGACTCCAAGCAGTTCAAGTGGAGCAGCGGGAGGAGCAGTCGTAACAGGAACAGTAACAAGTTCGTTCGATTCCTTAGACTTTTCAAGCCCAACGAACTTTACGATAACAAATCCAGGCGGGGCCTTCCAATTCACTCAGAGCTATCAAGGGCCAGGCATGACCAACCAGACCATAATCCAGAGGACCACCACTATCCAAAGCGTCACCGACACAACTTCAACGTTTACACAATAAGTACATTAGTACTATCCTTACTTAGTCCGACGGTGGCATTAGCAGAGAATGTTGGAGGGGTGAGTGCAACAGCCAATCCAATAGCAAATAGCTCGGGCAGTGTTACCAATCAAGCTATACAAGTTTTACAGGGACCGTATATAACTAATACTTACGGTAATGGTGTGCAATGTCAAGGATCTACATTGAACTTCACACCCTATATTCAGTTTGCAGATTCTAGAAAAGATCCTTGGGTGGATAGTTATTTGGAACCCCAGTACGACATGACTGACTTCACTGGTCGTACAACCCAACAAACTATTACAGTAAAAAACTATCCTTGGGAGTCATGGTATGACACAAGAACTAAGGCAGATGGAACTAGATGGTTCCCAGACGGCGAAGATATGGAGATTACAGTAGATGTAGATGGGCCTGATGGCAGACCAGATAATCCTGGCTCTATTTTATGGCACAAACCTGTTCGTACTGACATGACAGCAAACCAATCATTGAATCTTGGTTTATCTGCTACACTTTCTATTCCTATGAATAAGAAGTTACAGAAACAGTGTATGGAGGCAGCACAACTACAGAATAATATGCAAAGTCAATTGATTGCTAATAAGAGATTGGACTTTGAACTTGCTAGACTCAAGAACTGTGGTGAATTAATCAAAGCTGGCATCATGTTCCATCCTAAATCACCATACAATGCTGTATGTGCTGACGTAGTAGTTACAAATCCAGGCGGACAGTTGTTGCCGCACGAACATGTAATACCACAACCTGAGTGGAATAAACCAAAACCTGAGAACGTTAGCACAGACGCTAGTGTTCTAAAAGAAATATCTATACCTTAGACTTCTTTATAGGAGGTAAGCCTCTCTTTGCACGATACTCATTCGCTATGATGTCGTTACGAGAAAGTTTTACCTCTTTTTTACCGAGTTTTTGTTGTATAGTCTTCCATAATTTTGTAATTATAGGTTTAATAACTCTTACTAATAATGGTGTTGCAGCTGCACCAGCCGTAGCCACAACTGCGATTGCCACTGTTGTGGTGGTCTGATTTACAGAAGGCAGAAATTTCTCAATAGCAGTGGTAGGTTCATATAATGTCTCACAAATATTTACTTTAGGGTTGTTGGGATCAGGTATCAGCTGATGGCCAACCACTCTCTCGTCACCAGCCTGAGTTATGTCACCAACTCTTAGGTTTGCAGGGCCTGGACAAGGAACTTCTTTCTCTTCATTTGGAGTTTTAGGTGGTGTTGTATCTGCCTCAGGAGGACCTAAAGGTTCACCTGTATCTACACCACTAATCTGTTCTTCTGGTTCTCCATAAACAGTCTCCCAAGTAAGCTCGTTAGCACGATAATCGGGTGGTTCATAATATGGCATACCACCATCACACAAAACAACATTCTGATCAGGATCATCATTTACTAGACTACTACTTTTATTACTTGGATTAGATGCGTTCTCTTTGTGCATCTTGGCACAACCTGGCATCTGCACGATAGGAACTCCTATGTTTATAGTTACAGGAGGAGTCCAAGGAACTGCCTGTGGAGGAGTTCTCATCCAAGGTCTGTTTACAGTTACAATACTAACATCTCTAATATTAAGGGGATGGATATATTGCAGTCCACCATTAATAGTATAGATGTTTGGGATATTATTTGTCGGCATTTGGAACTATCAACCTCAAACCTTTGACAGGGCCAGAAGTTTTTGGCCATGCTTCTTCTAAAGCAGAACGAACTTCTTCTCTAACTACTGTTCTTATTTGTTCTAGTTGTACTTCTTGTCTCTTTGCTGGTCCGTCTGTGAGATTATCAACAACAGCACCACCACCTACTATCGCACCAGTTCCAACAACTGCTGCTGCACTTCCATAGGTAGCAATTTTTTGTAAGTCCATCATTCATCATCCTTGTATCTTTCAAGTTCGTTTTGATAGTGTTGCCATGTAGCACCACTGGTAGAACCTAGACAGGGGTTAATGCAATCGGGATCTTCAATCACGTTACATACCAACCCTGCTAAGTCATGAGGGCAGGCTTCTTTTCCCGATTCACGCCAATATAATTGACCGTCAATCCAAGTAGCACCGCACTCATTACATACCTTGAGCATTAACCTAATGGAGGTAATCCCACTGAAGTTGGTGGTGTAGGTGTTGGGTCAGAAGGTGCTGGTAAACCTAGGCCACCTCCACTTAAACCTTCAAGTGCTCCAGTGCCAAGTCCACTTGGTAATACTGATTCCATTATCTTGCCTTTAACGTTTTCGATGATTGCATCCTTGCGTATGAATACATAACCAACAGTACCCACGACGGCGAGAGATATAACACCACTAGTAATAGCGATTCCATTTACGATTTTCTGTAACATGATTATTTTTGATCAGGGACAATTTTCACAGGAGCCTGTTCAATACGAACTACCTGTGCAGGGGCAGTCTGAGATGCCTTTTCAATGAGAATCTCCATATCTTTTTTAGATATGTTTGCACCACCACTAGATCCACCATTACTCTTACTCTTTCCAGCTTGAACGCCGAAAGTTGCTAGCACGCCAGTAAAGACAGATGCTATGAAAGTTGGATCGAGATCTTGTTTTGGTATTTTAAGAGCTGGTGGCAATTCAACGTATGCGAGAGTTAATATCGCACCACTCCAGACCAAGATGCCTAGTCGTACAAATGTACTCAGGATCATCATCTGTTCTTCTTTGTCTTCAGCTGCTTCTTTTAATTTACCAATTAAACCCTTTGGTTTATCCTCTTTGGGAGGAGTTTTTGGTTCTGCCATAGTAAAATACAGTGTATCCTACTATATATCAGAGTTTAAAACCGCTAAAGGCGTTCTTCTTCATATCTTGTTTTATACCACCAACAACATAAGATTCAACCTCTGTTTCCTGTGGTGCAACTTGTAATCCCTTAGATGAGATCCAGTGTTGTGTCCAAGGCAATGGATTGTTTCTTAATGGTTGATCATAGATGGGATCAATACCAAGAGCTTTCATTCTCTTGTTAGCAATCCACTCAACGTATTGATTTAACAATTTGTCATTCAAACCAATCATAGAACCGCCACTGAATAGGTATTCAGCCCAATCCTTCTCCTCTTCAACTGCATTTTTAAACATACTAATTACATTATTTCTTTCTTCCTCTGCGATCTTTTGCATCTCTGGATCATCACCATTCATCCAATTCTTCATTATGTTTTGAGTGAGAACTAGATGCTGGTTTTCATCCCTACTGATGAGGGATATAATTTTTGCTGATCCTTCCATAAGTTTAAGTTCTCCAAATGCAAACGAACATGCGAAGGAGACATAGAACCTAATTCCTTCAAGTATGTTAACATTTGCAACCGCTCTATAGAGCTTTCTTTTGAGTTCATTTAGTGCGAAATCCTTTGCTTGAGAGTTTTCCCATCCGTCTTTCCATAGATTACTTTGATCCCATTGATGGGCTTCATTTATAAATTCATCGTATGCCCGAGTTACTGATTTTGCTCGGTCTAAAATTCTTTCATCATTGAGAATGGTATCAAATACTTCGGATGGTTCGGGATACACATTCTTGATAATATATGTATAGGATTTGGAGTGTATCATCTCCATAAATTGCCACACATTCATAGCACCTTCCAACTCTGGTAAGGCACAATAAGGTGAGAAAGCCATTCCAGGACCACGACCTTGTACAGAATCTAAAAGAATTTGGTATTTTAGATTAGATGTAAAGATGTGTTTCTGTTCTGGACGTAGAGATTGATAGTCTGCTCTATCCTTCTGCAAGGAAACCTCTTCTGGTCTCCAGAAATACCCTAGCATTTGAGTAGTAAGTCTGTCAAACACAGGGTATTTAAAAGAGTCATACCTCTGTACACCCAAAGGTTTACCAAAAAACATTGGTTGTTTCTTAGTATCGACTTCTTCTGAATTAAAGACGGTCATGCCGTCAGGTTTAGATGGTGCAACTGTCACACTCTTGCTCCTCTGATAGTTCGGTGAATAGTTTTTCTAGTTGTGGTTTCACTTCTTCTACATCATCAACGTCATCAGATTTCATATCGTAAGTATTCTGATAATAGGAGGTCTTCCAACCATACTTGTATGTGGCTAAAAAGTCCTGTGCCATCACTGATATAGGCACTTCGTTATCAGGATACTGTGTGGGATTGTAACTCCAGTTACCACTGATGGCTTGATCAAAGAACTTCTGCATCACTGCAACTACTTTGATATATCCATCATTACCCTGCATTTCCCAGAGGAGGGTATAATTATTCTTTAGATGTCCATAAGACGGAACCACTTGTTTAAGAGGCCCTTTCTTTGACTTCTTAATGGACAGATAATCTCTTGGCGGTTCGATTCCGTTTGTTGCATTAGACACAACGGAACTGCTCTCCGATGGCATCTGTGCGGACAATGTGCTGTGTCTAAGTCCGAATTCCAAGATAGATGCTCTAAGAGATTCCCAATCATGTTTTAATTCTACCTGTGTGATTTCATCTACGTCGTTCTTATATGTATCAATAGGAAGAATTCCATCGGAGTATTTTGTGGATGTGAAATCAGCACAAGGACCTTTTTCTTTTGCAATTTGATTAGATGCTTTCAATAGATGATACTGGAAACTTTCAGTAAGTCTATGTACTGCATCCCAGGCGCCTTGTGAGTCGTATTTGTGTCCATTCTTAGCAAGATAATGTGCGAGACCAATGAACCCCACTCCAAGCGATCTACGACCCAATGTGGCGATCTCTGCTGCTCTCACAGGATAATCTTGATAGTCAATCAACTCCTCTAGAGACCTCACAGAGAGGTCACAAAGGTCTTCTAACTCCTCCAATCTACCAATCTTACCTACATTGATAGCTGATAGAATACAGAGTGCAATCTCACCATCTATAGAATCAATATGTTGAATAGGTTCTGTAGGTAGAGTGATCTCCTGACATAGGTTAGACATACTTACCTTGTCCTTGAAGGAGGAGTGTTCATTACAGTGGTCAATATTCATGATATAGATACGACCTGTCTCTGCCCTCTCCTTAAGGAGGTTCATAATTAGTTCTTGAGCTCCGATTGTTCGCTTGGGGATTGATTCATCCAGTTCGTAACGGCAATATAACTCATCAAACTCAGGGGTCCCAAAACTCTCAAACAAGTTAGGACAACTATGGGGAGAAAAAAGCGTGATTTCCTTATCTTCGATAAACCTTTCATAGAAAAGTTTCGAGATTTGGATTGAGTAGTCAAGTTTTCTGACACGATTGTCCTCCGTTCCTTTGTTGTTTTTTAAGACTAAGATGTCCTCTATTTCTTGGTGCCAGATTGGGAAGTGGACAGTCGCTGATCCACCTCTAATGCCATTTTGAGTGCAACATCTGACAGTTGCTTCAAACTTTTTGAGGAACGGTACAACACCTGTGTGTTGAACTTCTCCACCCCTGATTTTACTGTTGATACCCCTGATCCTACCTGCGTTGATACCGATTCCAGCCCTTTGTGCGACATAACGACCAATGGCCATATCAGAAGTAAAAATACTATCCAAGGTGTCGTCAATATCAACCAGAACGCAAGACGCAAACTGCCGAATAGGCGTTCTAACACCTCCCATGATTGGTGTTGGGATGTTGATTTTGTGTCGGGAAATGGCATTGTAGTAACGTGTAACGTAATCTAATCTGTTTTCATCTGGATACTCTGCAAAGATAGTCATTGCAATGAGCATGTACATGAACTGAGGTGTTTCATAGACCTCACCAGAACTTCTATCCTGTACTAGGTACTTATCTACTACTTGTCTGAGTCCAGCGTAAGTAAACAAGTAGTCTCGTTCGTGGTCTATGGTATTATCTAGAGTTTCAATTTCTTTCTTGGAATACTTCTTGAGTATATCCTCATCATATATTCCTTTATCAACGCCTCTTTGAATCTGATCGATCAAAGTAGGAACTTCATGGATTCTACCATAAAGATTTTTCCTAAGACCAAAGAGAAG